TCACTCGGCGACCCGCATCGTGACCTTGCGCGGCCGTTCGTTGCCGTTGCCCGGCACGAGCACGACGATCACGCATTCACCGCCCGATTCGTGCACGGAAAGCAACTGTCCGCCGACTTCGGCGACCACGCGTTCCGCGGCTTGTCGGCAATCCGCCCCCACGGCATCGCCCACCGTCGCCGGCAAAGCCGCCACGGTCACGGCCAATGCGAGGCCCGTGTATTTCATGAAAGATGCCATTGCTGCTTCTTCTTGGATGACGTCCACTTTGGCAAATTATGTACCGCAAGGCGTCTGAATGGCAAATGAATGCGTGGGCTCAGAGTGTGGATCACGGTCGGGAGCCAATCACGACCGCCACGCAGGGGGCAAGACGCAGAGGTCACCTTGTCGGCCCCCTCTCCAACAAAATCTGAGGTTTAGCCCTGATCGGGCTAAGCCCTCGATTTTGTAACCTCTCCCAAAAGGGCAGAGGAGATGATGCGGCCGGCCCCTCCCTTCCTTTCCCTCCATAGTGGGGGAGAAAGCGAAATCGAAGGCTTAGGCGAGCGTAAGCCGCCTAAACTTCAGATTTCGCAAGTGAGGGGATCGGTGCAGTTGGCAACATCGGCCCGCCCTCACCCACCCACGCCCTTCGTCGCCGTCAGCCGCCCGTAGAGCGCGAGCAATCCTCCGACCGTACCGGCAAGCGTCGTCAGTGCATCGGCAATTTCGGCCTGCTCGGCGCCGCCGAGCTCCAGTCCGGCCCTGCCGAGAAGCGGGGCAGCGATCGCAATCAGGGCGCCCCAGACGGTCTTCGACTGGTACCAGGGTTTCATCTCCAGCATGTCATCCTCCTGTTGAATGGTTTTCAATCGACGGGAACCACCGCCTCCAGCGGCAGGCCGGCGGCCAGCCGTCCGAGTTGGCGGATGCGGAGGCCAAGCGCCGTCTGCGCCAGCCCGAAATCTGTCAGTTCATCGGCGACGGCATAGGTCCAGGCGGGCTCGGTCACCTCGACCACCCGAAGCACGGTGCCCCCATCAAGGATCTCCAGCCGGTAGCGCTCCTCCGCCTCGTCGAGCGGCACCTCCCCGTCTGTCCAGGCATCGGCCTCGATGCGGCTGCGCCGGATCCAGCTGATCGAAAGATCGCCCGCGGCCTGCCGCAGCACCTTCGCATGCACAGGCGAAAGCGGCGTCTCCGCCCGCAATCCGCCGGCAAAGACATGCGGGCCCGAAATCTCGGTCACGAGCCCCATCAGCTCGAGGATCCAGTTCTGTGCGGCCCCGCGTTCGGCATTCCCGAGCCCCAGCGGCCGGACCGCTTCGTCGAGAGCCACGACCTCGGCCCCGGCTGCGGCACCAGCCACGACTGCGTCCTCCGTGCCTCCCAGCCCGCGCAAAAGGCCCGTCAGCCGGAAGCGTCCGACCGCAATCTCCTCGGCCTCGACAAAGCCGACGACCTCCCAGCCGCCGGTATTGGCCCGGACCGCGAGCCGGTTCGCGCCGGAGAGAACAGCCATGCGGCTCGCCGAGGCAAAGGCTCCTGCTAGAACCTCGACTACAAGGGCATTCGCCCCATCGAAGCGCCCGACAGGTCCGGGGGCAAGCGGCTCCAGAAGCCGTCCCAGGGGCGCTGGCCGATCCAGCGTCAGCCTGAGCCGATAGCCCTCGGCTTCCGGAGAGCTCGATACCGCAAGCCGCCGCCAGGGACGGCCATATGCCGCAACGCTCGCGTCACCGGCATGGCTTGCACCCTCTAGCCTCGGCAGATCGAGAAATTGCACGACCGGCGCAAAGCCGGCCGCACCGCCACCGTCGACCACCCGTCCGGGTTCAACCACCGGCACGGGTGCGGAGACCTTGCCCGCAAAGGCCCTCAGCGTCAGGCGTCGCTCGAAGCCCTCGTCGATGCCCTGCACCAGAAAACGCCCGTCCGGTCCTTCGGGGAAGCGCAGAACGTCTCCGGGCTCGATCGCAATCTCCTGCGGCCCGAGCGCCAGCTGAACCGTGCGCCGCGCCAGCCGGTTGTCACGCAGCCAGCCTTCGGCGGCAGCAAGTGCTGTCTCCTCCGGCATCGCCGCCGGCAGGTCGCGCGCAAGCTGCCGATCGGTCGCGGCCTCCACCTTGCGCGAGCGCACGCTCGCCTCGACATAATCCGCCGCCGGATCATAAAAGGTCACCAGCGCCTCGGAGGCGAAATCGCTGTCATGGCCGCGCGTCTCGCTCCACAGCGGGCGATCGGCGATGTCGGCGAGGACGGTGATCTCGCGGGCAGCCAGGCTCGCCGTCGGCCGAGTGCGGAATTTCAGCCGCCCGGCGTCCTCGATCACGTCGATCTGGAAGAGGTCGAGCAAGGGCTCGATCAGGTCGCGCGCAGAGCTCAGATCCCCCTTTACATAGCCGCCGAGATCGCCTGCCACTTCCGACACGTCGAAATCGGAAAAGCCATGATCCCTGAGGATCGCCGCAATCGTGTCGGCCAGTGTCGCCGTACCCAGGCGGCCGTTCAACCAATGCCCTGTCCGCCAGTTCGATCCGTCTGCCCAGAGCGCCGTGTTCTGCGGAAAGGCCGGATAGGGCCGCGCATCCCAGGTCCAGGAATAGACATGCGATGGATCAACCATATTAGGCGGCAGAAGACTGCCAGCCCAGTGGTCGAGATGGGCCTCCAGAAACCGACGCTGCTGGCTGTCGCTGCGCGCGCCCGCCGAGAAGTGAGGCATTCCGCTCTCGGCCGATTTGGCATCGACGAAGATGTTCGGCTGGTTCGCCCCCTTGTCGACCGCGCCGCAACCGACTTCGGTCATCCAGAAGGGCTTCATGCCGGGTATCCAGGCCGTCGGGCTCGCCTGCTCGACGCCGCCGATCCGGTTGAAATGGGGGTTCTCCCACCAGGATTTCAGGTCCTTGAACCTGAAGACCCAGGGCTTGCCATAGGCGCCATCGGTGATCGGCGTCCTCACCCGCGCCCTGCGGTCTGCCTCGCTGGCATAAAACCAGTCGAACCCCTCGCCCGATGTCAGCGTCCGCGCAAATCCCTCCGCATCGTCGATGCCGGTGAAGCCATCCGGGCTTTCCGCCTCGAGATCCTCGTCGCGCCAGTCGGCGAGCGGCATATAGTTGTCGATGCCGACGGCGGTGACGTGAGGGCTCGCCCAGAGCGGATCGAGATGGAAGAAGACATCGCCCGAGCCATCCGCCGGCTGATGGCCGAAATACTCGGTCCAGTCGGCGCCATAGGAAATCGCCGTCCCGCCGCCGAGCAGACCGCGCACTTCACCGGCGAGCGCTACCAGCGCCTCGACGAATGGAAAGGCGTTGGCCTCGTCGCGCAGGGCGGTCAGCCCGCGCAGTTCCGAGCCCAGCAGAAAGGCGTCGACCCCGCCAGCAGCGGCGGCAAGCGCCGCATAATGCAATACGAGACGTCGATAGCCGTCACCGCGGTAGACGAAGCTTGAGACCTGCGCCTGCGCCGAGGCCGTCTTGTCGCTTCCGGGAGGATAGGCCGTGATCCGCCCCCGCCAGGGATAGGCCGCCTGCTCGGCGCCGCCATAGGGGTCGGGCAGGCCGTTGCCGGCGGGAATATCCATCAGCACGAAGGGATAGAGCGTCACCTTCAGCCCGCGCGCCTTGATGTCCCTGATCGCCTCGATGACGCTCTCGTCGCTCGGCGAGCCGCCATAGGCCGGACCACCGCTGTGGCGCGACACCACATAGGCATCGCCCCGCGCCAGCCCCGCGACACTCCAGGGCCGGCTCTCCTCGTTGCGGTAGCCGACCTCCACCCCCGGCAGCACCCGGCAATCACCGGCGCGCAAATCCGTGCCGAACCAGGCCACCACCAGGGCCACGCTTTCGAGATCAGGGCAAAGCGCCTGCAATTCGTCCAGCGAGGCCTGCCAGTCCGTCGCCGCCGTGAGCGTGTTGCGGTTCAGCCAGCGTTTCGCGCCCTCGCTCGGCGCATCCGAGATCCTCACCGTCGCATAACCGTGTTCGGTCGCGCCGGGAATCATCGTCACCGCCCGGATCTTCTCCTCCAGCGCGCCGACCGGTCGAATCACCTCAAACTGGATCAGCGGAATGCGGTTGCCGAAATCGTCGAGCGGCAGCCGCTCGAAGACGACATAGGCTAGCCCCCGATAGGCCGGCGCATTGGCCGCCCCCTGCTTCGCCGCAATCAGCGGATCGGCCGGCTGGCTTTCCGATCCGCGATAGACGCGCATCTCGATTTCGGTTGTGTCGAGTTCGCGCCCATCTGCCCAGACCCGCCGCACGCCCGCGATCGGCCCCTCGCAGAGCCCGAGCGCCAGATTGGCATAGTAGCGATAGGTCGTGGTGCGCGTGCCGCCGGAGGATTTTCCGCCGCTACGCTCGGTCACAGTCTCTTCCTCGAAACGCGTCGCCCAGATCAGCGTGCCGCCCAGCCGCGCGGTGCCGTAGAGCCTCGGAATAACTGTGCCTTCGCTGGCACCAGAAATGCGCGCCGAAGACAGCCGTGCACCGCTCACTTCGCGGGTGCCAGACAGCAGGCTCCGATCGATCATGCTGCCGGCAAGCGCGCCTGCCGCCTGGCCGATCGCCGCTCCGACCGGCCCGAAGACGGAGCCGAGGGCAGCACCCGCCGCCTGCAGAAGAATGGTCGCCATCTTCAGATCCTTTCGGGGAAGCGGTAGATGCCGGCAATCCTGCGCCGCCAGGCCGGCACGAGCGCCGACAACGTCACCGCCGATTGTTCATAGGCATGGATGAAGGCGTCGGGCGGCGGCTGACTGGGAGCGTATTCCGCCGAAAACCGCGCCTCGTCGGCGTCCATGTCACAGCCGCCCCCTTCCGAAGCCATACAGGCCAGAATGCCCGCATGTTTCGCCGCCAGATGCGGCCGAAAGCGAAACAGCACGAGATCGCCCGGCCGGCTCTCCGCAAAAGAAGCCACGGCTTGAAAATGCCGCCCGGCCGCCGCGATCAACCGCTCCTCGCCCGCCCGCTCCGCCCAATCAGGCGCATAGGCCGGCACGGGCTCGGGCTCTTTGCCATAGAGTTCCCGCCAGATCCCGCGAACAAGCCCCAGGCAGTCGCAGCCCACCCCCTTCACCGATCCCTGATGCCGATAGGGCGTGCCGATCCAGGTCCCGGCAATCGCCAGGACGGACGTGTTGACGGACATGGGGAAGCTCCGGAGGGAAGGTGATGACCGGGAAGCGGCGGGTGGGGGGTGAACCGAAGAGAAGCAAGCCAGGCTCACCCCACCCCGGACCTCCTGTCCGCCCTCCCCCTCAAGGGGAGGGTAGAGCAAGCCTCACCGATACAACACCCCGCCATCATGGGTGCTATCGCCACTGACATAGGAATAGGCAAAGTCGCTGCCCGGCATGTGCGGAAAGCCACGAAAATTCAGCGGGTTGCCGAAGACTGCTCGACAGGTGGCAAAACTCTTGTCACAGCCGACCGTCAGCGTCACGGCATCCCCTTCGGCCGGCCGCGCCTCGAGCGGCAGCCAGAGCCTCAGCGTCATCAGCCCACCCACCACAGCACTGCTCTCCTCGATGGCCAGCCGCTTGCCGGCCAGAGGCCCGTCGTCGAACCTCACATGCCCGAGCCGGAAATGCCCCTCGCCCAGACCCGGCAGGCCAGAGACCGTCAGCCGGTCCCCCGCCAACACCGCCGCAACGACGCCCATAACCCGGCGGTTCGCGACGTCCATGTTCACCCGGCACCTGTCATCGCCGAGATCCGCATCGCAGCGGCGGTTGTAGATCCGCCCCTCCGCCTGCTGCAGGCGATGGGCAAAGCTGCGGAGCTCCGCCGAAAAGCCCGGCCCCGCGCGGCTCACCTCGCCGATTTCCTGCACCGTAACAATCGCGTGCTGCTCTTCCGGCGCCTGCCAGTTGATCAAAAAACACTCGACCCGCGCCCCGTCAAAGCGCCCGGCTGCGAGATCGGCTTCGGTAATCGCCTCGCTCGAAAATCCGCCCCGCACCTCAGCCCCCGGCGCTGCAAGACCGCTTGCACTACTGGCCTCAGTCGCTGAGAAGCCGGTACCCGGCTCGAACACCGTGCCGGCGAAGTCGAGCCGCTGGTCATGTTCGGTGAACCCGAGCCGAAAACCGTCCCGGCAGGTAACGCGCCAGGCGCGGCACAGCGTCGTCTCGCCGGTCGCAACATGGGTGGCAAGCGCTTCAGGAAGCCTTCTCATGGGATTACCTCGATCAGCGGAATGGAGGGAATGCGCCCGGCCCGAAAGGCTTCGAGATCAATCTCGATCCGGTCGGCGTCGAAACGAACGGGCACGTCATAGTCGAAACCCGCCCGGATCTCCGTTCCCTCTTCCGGCATACGAGCGGGTCCAAAGGTGACGACCCCGGTGGCCGCATCGACGGAAAAACCACCCGTCTGCTCCACCCCGTCAAGCGCAACCCGAACCGATCCCGCCACCGGCTTCACCACCGGCCGCCGCTCGACCGCCGCGCCATCGCCATAGGCCTTCACCAGCTGGAAAGCCGCAGTCTCGCCGTCGCCCGCCCCGATCCACTGGTCGAGCGGCGTGACTGCCTCACCCGGCCGTGCCGAGGAGCAATCCACAGGATCGCGAAAGCGAAACCCATGCAGCTGCCCGCCGCGCGCCTCGAAGAATTCCAGCACGGCATAGAGATCCGCGACCGAGCGCACTGCGGTGCCGACATCATAGCGGCGCCTGGAAAACCGCCAGCGCCGATTGCGCGCCTCGCGACCATTGGAAAGCGAAATGATATCCGTCTGCCGCCCCGGCCCGCCGCTCGTGGACAGCGACAGACGCAGCGGGAAACGCTGTTCGTGAAAGGCCATGGCGGTCTCCGTTCGATAAAACTGCAAGAAAAAGAAAAGAGAAATGTCAGACGGGCGCCTGAGCGGTGATCAGTGGGGCTGACGACATCTGTCTTTGGCGGCTGCGCACGCGGATAGTCCGAACGGCTGCGCGCCTGGCGCCCCTTGGAAAACCGCCCACGACCATCTACATTGAAAGCGGAAAACATCTACATGGAGCCGTCATGGCCATCAACGTCAACAATCCGGAAGCCGATGCGCTGACGCGGCAGTTTGCGCAGATGGCAGGCGTCGGCATCACCGATGCGATCGTGATCGCCATGAAGGAGGCGATCGAACGGCGCAATCGCGCCGAAACAGCGCTGGAAACGGCCGCGCGCCTCAGGACAAAACACGAGGTAGTTCTGGCGGAACAGGCCCGGAGCCCCCTTCCCCGCGAGGTTTTCAATGACCTGTGGGGTGACAAGTGATGTTCGTCGACGCCTGCGCGATCATCGCGCTTCTGTCGGACGAGCCGGAAGCGCAGCGCGTGTCCGATGCGCTCGCGTCCGCCACGCGACCATTCACATCCCCGATTGCGGTCCTCGAAACGGTTCTCGGTCTCGCCCGCGCGGACAAGCTCGATCTTCCGGTGCCTGCGGTCGAAGCCCTGGTGACGGAATTTCTCGAAGCCCGCGGCATCGACATCCGCGATCTGCCGCCGCCTGCACATACGGTTCGCCTCTCCTCGGAGGCCGCCCATCGCTTTCGCCATGGTCGCCACGGCCTGAACCTCGGCGATTGCCTGCATTATGCCTGCGCCAAATTCCACGGCGTCCCGATCCTTGCCACCGCCGACGAGTTTCGCGCCACGGATCTCGATGTCATTGCCTGAGCGCAGGTCGGTCTGCAGACCGAGTTTGCTTGATTGCAGCTTTCGGCGCCGGCCGCCCTTTCCTTCTCCCCGCCTGCGGGGAGAAGGTGGCCCGCAGGGCCGGATGAGGGGCAAGCCACTCCCTATTCCCTATTCCCTACTCGCTACTCGCTAACCCACTCACATCCCCCGCCGTCCGCGCCCCACGGAGCGCGCCAGCATGGCCGTGATCTGCCCTTCACTTCTGGCAAAACTTGCAGCATCGCTTGCCGTCACCTGGAAATGAATGACCGTGGTCGCCCCGCTGCCCTCGGACGCCACGCCAAGCGCGCCGTCCGCACCGCGTTTCAGCGGCAGGATCGCCTCGGCGCCCGCCTCGCCCATCAGCCCGGTCCCACCGTCCATCGGAAAGTAAGTCGGTGCCGCCACGACGCCGCCGTCGGCAAAAGGGGTGACCCGTCCAGGGACACCGCCCTGGGCAAAGGCCGTGACCCCGCCGGAAAGCGCCGATCCAAGCCCGGCGGAGAGGCTGCCGATCAGGCTGCCCGCCGCATTGCCGAGCAGGGTCTCGAGAGGTTTCAGGCCCGAGGCGAGCGCGATATCGGTGAGCCGCAATCCGACCCCGCGCAACACTTCCTCCAGCCCCTTGCCGCCTGTCGTCGCGCCCTTCAGCGCCGAGGTCAGCGCCCGGCCGAAACTCGCCGAGCGACTTTCGAGATCGTCGAGCACGGAGAGCGCTGCCGCCGCATCGAGGTCGACTGCGACCGCCAGTGTGTCGTCATCGGTCATGGAAACGTCCTTTCGTGAAAGGGTCTGACGGACAGGCAAGAGACATCCGTGTTGCCTGGCAGCACTTTCCCCTCACCCTGAGGCGCCCTCGCCCGTGAGGGCCTCGAAGGGCGAGGGGGTGCAATCTGCAACACACCTCCTCCCCGAAGGGAGAGTCGGTCACGCCGACGCTCAATCTGGAAATTTCTGCATCAGGGTCTCCACCTCCCGCCGCGACAGGCCGGTAGGCTCACCGAAAGCCCCCGCCATCGCCGCCAGCTCCGGCAAGCTCAGCCCCCAGAACACATCAGGAGAAAGCCGCAGGCGGGAGAGGCCGAGCGTCATCACCGTTCCCCAGGGAAACGGCCGCACGTCTCGCCCGCCTGCGGCCCTCAAGGGGAGGTGCCGCCCTCGCCTGATCTCAGATCCTGCGCGCCTGGTTCAGACCCAAAGGTCACCGCCAGCAACTCGCCCACCAGTTTCGCTGCACCCGCCACGCCGCCCTCGACCGCCATCTCGGCGACATCGGCATCGGAAACCCGGTTGCCCCCACCGCGCAATCCGCAGGCGAGGATTCGGGTCAGATCGGCGCTCTTCAGCCGGCCACTGGCAAAACGTGTCGCGAGATCCGTGAGACTGTCAGCGCCGAAAGCAGTCTCGAGCTCGGCAAGCGCGCCGAGCGTCAGACACAGGATGCGCCGCTCACCGTCGATGACGCCTTCGACCTCGCCGCGATGGCGGTTGGCGCGGTTGACCGTCACCGGCTCGCGCATCTCGCGTTCATAGCCCCGCATCGCCGCCTCACAGCGCCGCGAAAGAAACGGCACCGGCCGATTCCAGCGCGATCTCGAAGGTCACCTCGCCGTCGTGATTGCCGGCATAATCCAGCGCCGTCACCTGAAACGGCGCCGTCACCGTGCCGAAATCCGGGATCACCACCTGATAGGTCAGGATGGAGCCGGCAAAAAAGGCCGCCCTTATCAGCGCATCGGAGGCGGCATCCTTGAACAGGCCGGAGCCCGTCAGACCGGCGCGCCGCACGCCGGCGCCCTCCAGCAGTTCCCGCCAGCGCCCGGCGCTTTCACTATCGGTCACGTCAACCGATTGCGCATTGAAGGCGAGACGTCTGGCCCTCAAGCCCGCCACCGTCACAAACTCCGCCCCATCCTCGACCTTCAGCAACAGATCCTTGCCCTTCTGCGCGCCCATGGCGTCTCTCCTTTGATGATGTCTGTGATCGCCTGTCAGCCGAGGCGCCGGCGTCGCTCCCACCTCCCCCTTGAGGGGGGAGGTCGCCGCAAAGCGGCGGGTGGGGGTGACCACCGTCAGAAAGAGCGCAACCGGAATCTGGATCACCCCACCCGGGACCTGCGGTCCGACCCTCCCCCTCAAGGGGAGGGTGGAGACGGCACACTCGAACGTCCCCTCACCCTGAGGTGCCCGGCAATGCCGGGCCTCGAAGGGCCGAGGCCACAAGCGGCGCTTCCCACCTCCCCCTCGAGGGGGAGGTCGCCGCAGAGCGGCGGGTGGGGGTGACCACCACCAGAAAGGGCACAGCCGGAAAACTGGATCACCCCACCCCGGACCTGCGGTCCGACCCTCCCCTCAAGGGGAGGGTGGATCACCCCCAAACACGCACACATCCCAAGATTTCACCCTATCGCCCACCCTGCAACCGGCCTAGAAGAAACACTCCCGCCGATTGCAACCTCCCCCCCGAGTCTCCCATGAACATGCCCCGCACCCTCCTCGTTGCCGCGCTTGCGGTCTCGCAGATCCTTGGCTGGGGCACGACCTATGAAATGCCGGCCGTCTTCGGCCGGGCCATGGCGTCCGATCTCGGACTTGCCAACGAGGCCGCCTTTGCCGGGCTCACCGTGATGATGCTCGTCATGGCCTTTCTCGGCCCCTGGACCGGCCGCATGATCGCCCGTCATGGCGCTGCCCGCGTGCTCGCCATGGGCTCGGTCCTGATGGCATCCGGCCTTGCCATGCTGGCGCTCTCGACCGGCATCGTCACCTATGCGATCGCCTGGCTGATCCTCGGCGCCGGCGGATCATTTGCCCTGACGGTCCCGGCCTTTGCCGCCGTCGTCGAGCGCGAGGGCCACAATTCCCGCCGCGCCATCGGCATACTGATGATCTTCACCGGGCTTTCCTCGGCGGTCTGCTGGCCGCTGCTGACGCTCGCCGGTGAGGCCTTCGGCTGGCGCGGGGCGCTTTTCGCCGCCGCCGCCGCGCAGCTCGTGCTGGCGCTTCCGATCCATCTGTCCCTTAGCCGCATCGCGATCACCCGCTCGGCTGAGGACCTCGCCGCAGACGCCCGGGAACCGCTGGAGTTGAGCCGTCGCATGGCGACGCTTGCCTTCCTCATGATTGCGCTCTCGACCTCGCTCGCCAGCCTGATGACCTTTGGTCTCTCGCCGCAGCTCCTGCATATCCTCGAACTCTCCGGCGCGACGCCGGCACTGGCGCTGCAGCTCGGATCGCTGCGCGCCGTCTTCGGCATTGCCGCCCGCGCCTTCGATCTGGTGCTCGGCAAGCGCTCCTCGCCTGTGACCACCGGGCTTGCCGGCATGGCCATGCTCACGGGCTCCACCCTGCTCTTGATCTTCTCATCCGGCACGCCCTCGAGCCTGCTGATGTTCACCGCGCTCTACGGCTTCGGCTCCGGCGTCACGACACTCGCCCGCGCCACGCTGCCGCTCGCCTTCTTCTCCGCCAGCCGCTTCGCCCGCCAGTCGGCGCGCCTCGCTCTGCCGCAAAACCTCGCCAATGCGACAGCCCCCGTCCTGATGACCGCCGTCATCGACCGCGCCGGCATCGATGCCGGCCTCGTGCTTGCCGCCCTCTTCGCCGCCACGGGTTTCGCGGCAATCCTGGCGCTGGCGGTGATTGCGAAGCGGGGACAGGTCAAGGTCTAGGCGCGCGGTGGGCTCGACGTCGCTGCTGGCAATCGATCCGAGGCGAGAAGCTCGACGCCAAAATGCCCCGCGAGATCGGTCAGGATTTGCTTCAGCGTTGCGAGTGCCGCTTCCAATTCAACGCGCTCGGCCCGCGCCGGAATTCGACCGGCATCCTAAGGATAGCGATAGGTGGTCGCGAACACCGTCAAGAAAGTCAGTGTTGCAAACCGCGCCTTGAATGGATCCGTGTCGGGCAGAAGCTCCCGCAACACGTCGATACGGTGGCTGTCCCGGCGCTCGGCCCTGATACCTTCCGCCGTCAGAAGGGCCAGGAGCATTTTCTCCGCAGCCTGTTGTGCATGATAGGCGTCATTGCGGTTATCGGCAGCCGCAAGCAAGGTCGCCGCCTCCAGATCCTCACGCGCCAATCGCAGCGCGTTGGCGATATGCAGTTCAGCGGACAAGCAGGATACCGTCGTCTACGATATGGCTGGCCGCAGAATTTGCGACTTCGAGGTCCGCCTGGAATTCCGAAAGGCGCGCAACGGAAACGTCTGCATGCACCCCTGAGCCTTCCTGCAGACGCCAGCCGAACAGCGGCGACATCACCGTCTCCGGCGCGTCATCCGAAACGATTACCTTCAGATCCCAGTCGCTCTGAGCGTTGGCGTCACCGCGCGCACGGCTCCCATAAAGGATCACCTCGATGGGATTGCAGGCCGCGTCGATCCGCGCAAGCAAGGTCTGCAGCTCCGGAAACCTCTCAGGATCCGCCACCCGCCCACTCAAGCTCTGCGCGATCTCGCCCATGGATCTTCCCATTGAAAAACCACCGCGAAGATACAGTATTCTGCCTTTGCGTTCCACAGCCTTGTTGTCTTGATGTCGTCAGCGCTTCAGCGCGTGACTGTCCGTCCAGGCACTGGTGATACCTCCGTCCGCACTGACGACCGCGCGCATCCACATCGACTCGCCTCGAATCATGAAGCCATTGCCAAAATCACTCGTCTGCTTCGATATCTCGCCGGTAACAGCAGTCTTAAGATCGGTCTCGAACGTTTCAGCCTCCTGCGCGCTGCAGGCAGTCGTACCGCCGAGGGCACCGATGGAGCTCATGACCTCGAAGGTACAGCTCACGGACGCAAATGAACCGTAGTCCTGATAGAATACAGCGAAGGCAAAGCCGTCAGGAGAGGTGGCCGTAAACGAGCCAGATCGAGGTATGGGTCGATCCACCCGGTCTGTGCTTGCGTCCTTGGTCCAGCCTGGTCGCTCTGCCAGTTCTCGAAGGCGCTCGATGTCGGCGGCACCTGTAACGCAAAAATCGATCATTGCCGGCAACGGGCAGGACGATGCCAGACTGTCCGAATGCGTGGATGACAAAAGGACCATGGAGAGAAAAGCCCGTTTCATCGAAACTCCTTTCAACGCAAATGTATGGAATCGAACGTCAATCGACAGCAACCAGCCTGCCACCGCACCCCTGAGGACACAACCGTTTGTCCGCAGGCGGTCCAACATAGACACCTGGCATCCCAGCCCCACGTGACGCCCGGCTCCGAGCTTCGCTACCTCACTCCACCACCGCCCGAAACCCCGCCTCGGCCACGAACAACCCCGCCTTCACCTCGCGCCGGCTTGTCGTCCGGCGGTGCCGAAAGTTGACGAGCCGAAACTCGCCCAGCATCTCCGGCAAGCTGTCGGCCAGCCGCCTCACCTCCGCCACCAGCCCTTCGGCCTCACGTCGCGAGACCGCACTCCAGGCCTCGAGCGTCAGCAGGATCTCCGCCCCTTCCGCCTCGCCGGTTGAAAAGTCGCGAGCCTCGACCGCGCCGACGACAAGCGCCGGAAAGCGTTGCGGCCGGATCGTCCGGTCGGACAGTCCTTGGGGTCCGAGCGCCGCCGTCAGTACCGCATTCCCCTTTACCGCCTGTTGAAGGCCGGCCAGCAAGGCATTGACTGCATTTGTCATCTCTCACTCTCCCGTGGCTCTGCTGTGCGACACCGACCGGCGCCTTTGTGCCCCTCGCGCACAGCCGGTGTCCGCGAAGCTCCCGTGTGCCTAGCGGCCCGTCTGCGCCTCACCCGACACCCGGTTATAGCGTCCGTCAGCGCCCAGTCCTTCGGCCGCCGACCCATCGGGCTCCATCGAGTCCCCGTCTTTCGATGTCCGATCGCTGCGCTTCGCCACACGGACTGCCAGCGCCCGCCGCAAGATCTCGGCGAGCTGCATGCCCGTCTCCTCCAGCGCCACGCCCCGCCGTCCGGATCCTCGCCCTAGTCCGGCGCCGCGGCTCATCCCGTCACCTCGCGGCACAGCGCCACCTGAAACCTTCCGGTCTCATCGGGGTCGCGCACCGCCAGGATCTCGAACACCCGCGCCCCTTTGCGAAATCGCTGCCCGGCCACGACATCGCCACGCGAGCGCACCGTCACATGATGCGTGACGGTCGCCACAAGCCCCGGCCCCTTTTCCTCTTCGGCAAAGCTGTGCGGCTCGACCAGCGCCCAGACCCGAGCCAGTTCGACGAAGCCCGTCACCGCCCCGCCCTGCCCGTCGTCCACCGGCTCCGGCCGCTCCAGCACAAGCCGCGCCGTCAGCCGCCCGGCATCGATATCCAGCAGGACCATGATCAGAGCCCTCGCCGGCAGAAGGGTGCTATCAGCCGCTCGTAACCGGGCGGCACGACAGCCGGCTGGGCTTCGACCGCGACCACGCCCCGGCAGGCATACATCGCCGCGATATGCGTAAGCATCGCCCGCTTCAGCGTCTCCGGTAGATCCGCGCCGCTCTCGCCGAAGCCGGCTGACAATTCCACCTCGATCCCGTTCATTGCCCGCCCCGGCTGCGGCACGTCCCGCAGCCAGAGCCGCGCTGGACGCGCGTGACCGTCGAGCAAGTGGCCATCAAGATCCACAGCCTGCGGCTCACCCTCGCCATCATAGACGGTCACCGCGGTCACCACCCGGACCGGCCCGCGAGGAATGGTCACAATCCCGTCCGCCGGCCAGTCGTCGAGGCAAAACCTGAAATCCCTGGTCGCCAGCACCAGCCCCGTCTCCCGCTCCAGATGCTCGCGGGCGACGATGGCAAGCGCTGAAAGCAGCGCATCCTCCTCCTCCGTATCGAGCCTCAGATGCGCCCTGATCTCGACAAGCGTCAGCGGCTCCACAGCGGGTGGAGTGAGTTCGATGATAGTCATGGGAGGTTCCTTGAAAACGAATTGCAGGTAGCCCCTCACCCTGAGGCGCCGGGCCACGCCCGGCCTCGAAGGGCGAGGCCACCCTGAAGAGTTGAGAGATGGATGCTTCGAGGGGCGCTCCGCGCCCACCTCAGCATGAGGGCGGTGGCGGGCCTCCCTCTCTTCTCCCCAGCGGGGAGAAGGTGGCGCGCAGCGCTCAGGTGCAACTTTTTGCACCGGGGATGAGGGGGAGCGAAGCTCAAGCTTACTATTCGACGCTTCGCCGAACCGCCCCCTCACCTCGCCTCCGCTGCGCTCGGCGTTCCTCTCCCCGAGGGGAGAGGCGGTCACGCGGCCGCAAAACCACCTCGCCCTCAAGCGGAGGGACACGCCACCCTCACGCCCCGAACTTCACCAGCTTGATCGCCTCGAAGTCCTGCACGCCGCCGCCGACGCGCTTGGTGGTGTAAAACAGCACGTAAGGCTTCGCCGAATAGGGATCGCGGAGCACGCGGACGCCAACGCGATCCACCACGAGATAACCCGCGCGGAAATCACCGAAGGCGATTGCCGTCGCATTGGCCGCGATCTCCGGCATGTCCTCGGATTCGGCGACCGGGAAGCCCATCAGCGAAGCGGGATCACCCGCCCGCGCTGGTGGCGCCCAGAGATAGTTGCCGTCGGCATCCTTCAACTTGCGCACCGCGCCCTGGCTGCGACGGCTCATGACGAAGGTGCCGTTCTGCCGGTGTCCCGCCTTCAGCGCATAGACCGCGTTGATCAGCACATCGGAGGCCCCGCTTGCCGCAAAGGCACCCGCCGCCCCGGTGGCAATCGTGCCGATCTTGCCCCATTCCCAGGATGCGTCATCCACCTGATCATAGCTCAGGAAACCCTTGGGCTTCAGCACACCGTCGCCTGAGACAAAGGCCTCGCCCTCCTGTTCGGCAAAGGCGATGTCAACTTCGGCCGCAATCCAGGCCTCGATGTCGACGGCGGCATCGTCGAGCAGGCCTTGTGTCGCCGCCGGCATGGCATAGAGCTCCATGGTCGGGAAGGCGAGTTCGGCCAGTTCCGGCGTGCCGGTTTGCGTGCGCGCCGCCGTCTCCGCCACCCAGCCCGAGGCAAAACCCGAGGCAGCAAACGGCTTCTTCAGCACCGCGCCCGAGACCTGCCGCACGGTCGCCAGCGACCGGATCGGTGAGATGACCCTCAGCCTGCGGCCGATCTCCTCGTCCACCTGCTGCGGCACCAGATAGCCGCCATCGCCGGAAACTCCCGCCGACAGCGCCTTCTGGTCGAGGTCACGCAGCGCTGCATCATCGCCGCGCCGGACATAGGCCTCGAAGGCCGCCTTGTGTTCGGCAAGCCCCGCCTCGTCGCGGCCGGGCCGCTCCAGCGCCGGGCGGCGCTTTTTCAGCACGAGTTCGTCGAGAAGCCGGCTCTGCTCGTCGATCGCCTTGTTGATCCGCTCGACCTTGTCGCGGGTCACGACATCGCTCGAAAGCTTCTCCTCGATCTCGCCGAGCCGCTCGTCATTCGCCTCCTTGAAAGCCTCGAAGGCATTCATGAATTCGACAAAGGCCGCCGTCACCGTATCGGGCGCCGCCTTCACCTCCGGTGCCAGCCTTGCCGCAGCACCCTTCGCCCGCCTGGCGCGCCGCCCGCCTGCCACATCCGTCACGTCCTGCCCCATCATGCCCTCACCCGTCATCATCGCGTCTTCCATGTCGCTCATCCTTTCGTGAAGTGATTGTTCGCCATCGACCGAGCCGCCCGGCGCATCAGCCGAACGAGCTCGGTTTCCCTGTCGCGGTAGAACCGCCTGTGCTTGACATTGGACACTCTCGCCGTCGGCAGCATGGGAAAGGTCACCACCGAGATCTCCCAGAGATCGGCCTCGAGAATCCGCCGCACGCCCGTCTTGCGGTCCGCCCTCGTCTTGACCGCCCGAAACCCAATCGAGAGGCCGTCCAGCGCGCCGGCCTTCATCAGCGCATGCACCTCGCGGGCGCGGCCGACATCGGTCGCGAGCCTGCCCTCGACATAAAGCCCCCGCTCATCCTCGCGGATGACAGTCCAGCGGCCGATCACCTCGGCCGGATCATGCTGAAAGAGCATGCGCACGCCGCCCGCCCCGCGCTTCGTCAGCGACGCGGCAAAGGCCCCGGGCTCGATCGCATCGCGGCCAAGATCGACCTCGCCGAACAGGCTCGCATAACCCGAAAACCGCCCGTCGCCCGCCACGCCCTTCAGCGTCAGCCCGGCATAACAAAACCGCGGCGCACCCGCCGTTTCCAAAGCCTGCATGGCTTGTCTCCTCGTGATGTTGATTGTGTCTCGCCGGCGCATTCCACCTTGATGCACAAACGAAAAAACCCCGGCGGGGCCGGGGCTTTTCAAACGAGATCAGTCGAATGGAAGTGAAGGAAAGGCCTCCGCTGCTCAGGTTCGCCGCAAGCGGGCGCCTGCCCAGTTCACCACTGCGACGATCAGAATATTGAATGTGGCATAGATGACGGCCGTAAAGACGATCAGCGCTCGAGCCGTATCCAGAAAAAAGAGGTCGGCAAGCCGCGCCATCTCGGGCCCCTCGACACCCGCCGCCTCCCATGCCTCGAAGGTCCAGCCAATACCCTTGTCGATCAGATTCACACTGACCACGATGAACAGATATGTGGCGACGAATGTGAGACCCAGCCGATTGAGTCCCCGCATCTTCGGGCACCTCTTCTTCAAAGTCCGAGCAACGGCAAGGCTTAGTATGACGGAAAGCACGAACGCACTCTGCAGAAGAAACTCAAGAAGCCATATAGTCGACATTGTCATTCCGTCTGTTACCCGAGTACGGGCGATTTCTTGATGGACAGGCGTTTCCCGAGGCGAAAGGAAGCTACGAACGTTCCATCAATATCCTCCGGAGACTCGGACACGCTTCACGATCGAGGCTTACACCGCAGCAATCCTTTCGACACCCATCGAAATCAAGGGGAAGCCAGCAGCATCCACCCACCTCCCTCTTGAGGGGGGAGGTCTCCGTAAGGCGGCGGGTGGGTGTGATCGCGGCTGCGTATCACACGCCAGACGCAGACTAAGCCGCCACCGCATCACCCCACCCCGGAGCTGTGCTCCGACCGTCCCCCTCAAGGGCGGCGTCCCCCATCGCCCCTCACCCTGAGGTGCCCTCGCAATGCGAGGGCCTCGAAGGGTCCAGTCCACCCTTTGCATCCACACAGCATCCTTCGAGGTCCCTGCCTGCACAGGGGCACCTCAGGATGAAGGCGCTCACCCACCCGCCCCGTCCCCTGCACGCCCCGTCAGCCGCACCAGAACACCCAGCCCCCACCAGGCGGTAAACGACGCGAGCGTCGCCCCCGCCAGCATGATCTCCGCCGTCGACAACCGGCCCTCAAGCCCCAGCTGTCCGGCGCCCCAGAGACCCGTCGGCCCGCCAAAGATCAGCCCGCAGGCGACGCCTGTCAGAAAGCGCACGGCGGCCTCGCGGCGGTGTTTGGGAAGCAGATAGACCAGCGAGATCGCGGAGCCCGCGACAGCACCGATCAGACGCGCGGAGGTCACCCCGCCATCATGGCCGAAGTCAGTCATTTGTTCATCTTTCGCAGTTAGCTTTTAGGAGAGCGCCGGCCGGAACGATCCCGCCCTCAAGGCTGCGGCCGGCGCCCTTTTCCCCTTCAGCCCGAGCCGAGCGCTTCACCCGTCAGGTGAAGTGGCAGCGAATTGCCGAGTCAGTGGAGTCGCTTGACGGCGAAAGTTCACAATCTGATTCAGCCGGTTGAATTGATAGATGAAGCCGTGGCTGGCCCTGCCTGCCACGAACTGCGGTCAAAACCGCATCGTCCGAAACGTCAGCGACACCCGCCGCACGCGCATCACCCGCACGCCATCAATCACGTCCGACCGCCGCGCCGGGATCGCATGCGTCCAGTCACGCCGCGCTGGTCCCACGAGCATCAGCAGCGAACGCGGCTGCAAGATGACTGCGCGCGTCTCGCCGCTTGCAAGGCATCCAAACCGCATCTCGCAGCCCGACAGCAGACTGAGCGAGGCGATCACCTCGCCGAAACAGGGCTCGCAATCGACATGCGCGCTGATCCCCTGCCCGGGCAGATATTCATTGGCAATCACCTGGTCCGGCACGTCTGAGAAAAACCCGTCCGCCACCAGCCGCTCCGCCAGCCCCTTGAGCATGTCCGGCAGCGGCCCGATCCGGCTCTCCGCCGTGGCGCTCCTCGCCCGGTAGTCATAGCGATAGCCGAAATGCCGCACCCGCCGCTTCAGCTCGCCGCTCCACGCACCGGCGTCGAGGAAGGCGGCAAGCACGGCTTCCCGTGCAGGGGTGATCCAGTCGGGGACGAGACTGGCACCGGGTGGGAGGTGGGGCTGGGTTTCCATAGGCGGTGTCCGTATCGGTAGAGCAAGCATCCTAGTGCGGACATCTGTAACTGGCATCCGTGTGATGCTGGGGGATATTGCCAGCGGAACTGATCCCCTCACTTGCGAAATCTGAAGTTTAGGCGGCTTGCGCTCGCCTAAGCCTTCGATTTCGCTTTCTCCCCCACAGAGGGGAGAGGGAGCCGAGGCCAGCCGCATCGACACCTCTCCCCTTTGTGGGAGAGGTTACAAAATCGAGGGCTTAGCCCGCTCAGGGCTAAACCTCAGATTTTGTTGGTGAGGGGATCAGTGCTTTGGCACAACAAAGCCCTCAATACCCCACCGCCTCGCGCTTCTCCTCGTCCGTCAAAAACGCCGCCGCCCCCACCCGCGCCCAGAGCGCATCGCGCTCGGCCGATAGCCCCGCCACGGTGTCCAGATCCGGCACTAGCCGCAGCGTCTCGCCCGTCAAGTCGCCGAGGAACACTGAAAGCGACGCCCCCGTGCGTGTCACCAGCGGCAGCACGGTCAGGCGATAAAAGGCGCGGTTGGCCTCCTGGTAATTGGCATAGGTGTTGTCGCCGGGAATGCCGAGCAGCATCGGCGGCACGCCGAAGGCGAGTGCGATGTCGCGGGCAGCCCCATTCTTCGCCTCGACAAAATCCATGTCCTTCGGAGAAAGCCCCATGGATTTCCAGTCAAGCCCGCCTTCCAAGAGCAGCGGCCGCCCGGCGCGCATCGGGCCGGAATAGCCCTCGTCGAGCTCCACCTTCAGCCGCTGATACTGGTCGGCAGAGAGATTGCCGCCCTCCTTCGGCTGGTAGACCAGCGCGCCGGAAGGCCGGGCCGAATTGTCGAGCAGCGCCTTGTTCCAGCGCCCCGCCGCGTTATGCAGATCGAGTGCCACCTGCGCTGCCGCCAGCGGCGCAAAACCCTCGTGATCATCGAGCGGATGAAACAGCTTCAGATGCAGGAGACCATCGAGCGCGATCCGCCTGGCCTTGGTGCCGGCGCGATAGTCATAGGCCGACGGCCAGCCATCCGCCCCGGTCACCACGCTCACCCGGTCGGGCCGAAGCAGATGCAGCGCCGCCGCCTGGTCCGAACCGCGCCCACCTGTGGCCACCGCCTCGACATAGGCATTGCCGGATAGCAGCAGCTGGCCATACAGCGTTTCGAGAAAATCCGCCCCCGTCATCGCCCCGTTCGGCCGCGCCAGAAGCGCAAGGGCCGGATGCTCCTCCCGTTCTTGCGCGCCCTGATAGGCGAGAAAACCGATGCTGGCCGCAGCTTCCGACACCAGCCGCACGCAGCGATGCGCCACCGGGTTCTTCATGAAGCCTTCCCGCGACAGCGCCGCATAGGACCTGCCCGTCCACCGCGCCTCGCCCTCGCCCGCAATCAGCGCCAGCGCCGTTCCGGGTCGCGGATGAAGCGCCTTTTCCTCGGGCACGGAGGTTCGATCCCGGGCTTGCGCCCAGGGCATTCGGAAGGGAAGTTTCAT